AACGGCCTGCCGGCCGGCGCGATCGTGCTGCTGCACGCCTGCTGCCACAACCCCACCGGCGTGGACCTCGTGCCCGACCAGTGGGAGGCGATCATCGAGACCGTGAACAAGCGCGGCCTCATGCCTTTTCTCGACCTCGCCTACCAGGGACTGGGCGACGGCCTGGATCCCGACGCCGCGGCGGTGCGCCTGTTCGCCAAGGCCGGCGGACCGGCGTTCGTCTCGAGCTCGTTCTCGAAGACCTTCTCGCTGTACGGAGAGCGCGTCGGCGGGCTGTCCGTCGTCGCGGGCACGACCGACCAGGCCGCGCGCGTGCTCTCGCAGGTCAAGCGCCTGGTGCGCAGCAACTACTCCAACCCGCCGACCCACGGCGGGCAGATCGTCGCGACCGTGCTCGCCGCGCCAGAGACACGCGCGCTGTGGGAGCAGGAGCTCGGACACATGCGCGAGCGCATCCGCGTGGTGCGCCAGCAGTTGGTGGAGAAGCTGCATGCGAAAGCGCCCAAGGCGGACTTCAGCTTCGTCATCCGCCAGCGCGGCATGTTTTCCTACTCTGGCCTGACCAAGCAGCAGGTGAACCGGCTGCGCGAGGAATTCTCGATCTACGCCATCGACACCGGGCGCATCTGCGTCGCCGCGATCAACTCGAAGAACATCGATTACGTCGCGGATGCGATCGCGAAGGTCATTTCGTGATTTGACGCGTTTTGCACGTGCATTCCCGCGTTGACCGGGGCGCGCCGAGGACTTAAAATCGCGCCTCTCCCAATTCCCCGATAGCTCAGCTGGTAGAGCGACGGACTGTTAATCCGCAGGTCCCAGGTTCGAGCCCTGGTCGGGGAGCCATCTGGCCCCACTGTGAACCACGTCGAAGCGCCTCTTGTCGATGAGGCGGTCCGGCCGGTAATTGATCACGACGTCGGGTCCGTTGACCACAACTGTCTCGATAAACGAAGCAAAGAACGCCCTGACCTTCTTCGGATTGGCGCACTCCTCGATCGTCTGCCGGAGGAAATCCCCCAACTCGTGAAGCTCGGCCTCGTCGAGCACCATCTCGGGCGCCGGCTGCTCCTCGAGTGTGGTCAGGGCCACCTCGATCGACTTGATCTGCTCGTTCAGGGCCCGCAACCGCACGGTCAGGTCCCCGAGGTTGGGTGCACTCTTGCCGTGCAGCTCGAGGACCTCGAAGATCTTGCTGCGCCTGCCCTCCGCCGCTCGAAGCTCCGCGACCAACGCGTCGCGACGGCGCTCGCGCTCCTTGACCCACGATCCCTTCAATTCGTGGACCTCGCGCGCGATCTCCCTGATTCGGTCGACGGTGACGATGCGATCCAGTATGACGCCGGTCAACCATGCATCGAGATCAGCCGCCGGCAGTCGCCGGTGCGCGCAGCCCAGGCCCTTCTGAGCGCTGCTGCAGTTGTAGTAGTGATAACGCCCGCCATGGCCGTTGGCGCCCTCAGTCTGCATCGCGCGATTGCAGCGGCCGCAGCGCAGTAGACCGGTGAAAAGGAAATTGCTCCGCGGCGCCCCGCCGGCTTCCACCGGGGCCCGCTCGGTGAACTGTCGCTGCACTCTCATGAAGTCCTCCTCGTCGATAATTGCTGCGTGGCTCCTGGTGCGAATCCAGTCGCATTCCGGGCGCAGGGCCCCGGACGCGTCGACTCTGTTGAACGTGACGTAACCGCAGCACGCCCAGTTCTTCAACAGCGCCGTGACGACATTCTTGCTCCAGCGTCTGCCTCTCCGAGCGCGCCCCGCCGCATTCAACGCCATCGCGATGCTCTTTGTGCCCGCCCCCTGCAGGTAGGCCACGAACACATCGCGCACTGTCTGCGCCTCGACGGGATTGACGGCCAACCGCTTACGCTTGCCGTCCGCGACGGTCACGAATCCGAACGGCACGCGGCCACCGTTGTAGTGGCCATCGCGTGCGTTCTTGATCATGGATCGGCGCGTATCCTTCGCGATTGTCCTGCTGTAGTGTTCGTCCATGATCTCGAACAGCGAGTCGGTGATCCACCCTTCGTCGCTCTCCGGGTCGATATCGCCGCTGACGTACACGAGCCTCGTGCCATAGCGCTGCAGGTCTTTCTTGAACGTGCCCGCGTCAACCTTGTTCCTCGCGAACCTGCTCGAACTCCACGTGATGAAGTAGTCCACATCGAACGCCGCGCAGTATGCGAGCGCCTCCTGGAACGCCGGCCGCTTCGCCGTGCGCCCGGAAATACCGTCATCCCTGAACACGCGCGCCACCGTCGCGCCGAGCTGCGCCGCCTTCGCCTGTGCCTGCTCTATTTGGCCGTCGATCGGCAAACCTTCGTCCGCCTGCTTCACCGTGCTGACCCGCGCGTAGATGATCGCCTTCTTGGCCATGGCCGATCCTACGACCCGCGCGCGATCCGCGATATGTGACGCAGCGAAACCTTCTCACATAGGTCCCGCTTCACCGCCTCCTGGATCTCCTTGGGCTGCATCCCGCCGGCGCAGAGAGCCTCGATGTACCGATTGCGCTGGAACCGCAGGTACGAGCGATAAGGCCTCAACAGCGGCTGGAGCATCTCGGTGCGGTTCGATCGAACGGAGGCCTCGGCGTCGAAGATCCTCCAGGCCGCAATAAATGCGTCGAAGCCGATCGTCTCGGCAACGCGAATCCACACGGCCGCCAGACCCATCACACGCAGCTCGCCGAGCCGTGGATCGGCGAGCGCGTCCCGACCGAAGTTTGACGCTGTGCAGTTATCGAGGTACCCGCCCCCCCGGCCGCCAGGGGCCGAGCCCGCCTGCCGAGCCCCCACCCTCTGGCCACCAGGGCGATCCATGACCTCCGCCTGGCCCATTCCGGGCATCGAACTGCGCTTTTCAGTCTCCCTGGTCACGTTCTATCCCCGTAGTGACGCGCCGCGAACTGCGCTTTCTGCCAGAGCACGCAATTCACCCGACCACCGAGTTAGCCCGTTCCGGAGCGTCCTTGCGGCCACCCGCGGGATCACCCGGCAACACCGATGTTTCCTTGGGGTGTACATATCTACGTAGCTATCCCTATAAGGCTTGTGAAAACTTGCAACCAGGCGAGAGCGCCTCGAAGGGGCTGTCATGGCTTGAGGCGCTTCAGAATGTCGCTGACAGGGGTGCGGATCTTGGCCAACGGGTTGGCGCGATCGGCTTCCCGGGTGAGGTGACGCATGGCCAGGTGGCTATAGATCTCGGTGGACTTGGGATCGGCGTGGCCCATCAGCTTCTGGCGCAGCTCCAGGTCGACGCTGTCCTCGGCGAGCTCGGTGCCGTACAGATGGCGCATGGCATGCGGGTGGAGTTGCGCCTCGGGAATACCCTCGCGCTTGCCGTACTTCATCACCATGGTGCCGACCGCGATGCGACTTAGGCGCCGGCGCTCGCCGCGATATTCGTGCGGCGGGCATCTCGGGTTGCGCAAGGAAACAAACAGCACCTGGTCTCCGCTGGGCAGTGCCCGATCAATCGACGCCAGGTTGGGATGGCCCAAGTACACACGCAGCATCAGCTCCGCATCGAGCGGCACCGGCACGTAACGCACGCGCGATCGCTTCTCGGTGACCCTGAGCTTCAGCCGCGGCTTGCCGTCGATCACGTCCTCGAGGACGTCGCCGGCATTGAGTGCAACGAGCCCACTCACGCGCAGGCCACAGCCCACCAGGAGGGCGAGCATGGCGCCATCGCGTACACCCTCGAACGTGTTGAAATCAGGCGCCCACATCAGCTTCTCGGCCGAGGCTAGCGTCATCACGCGCGGCAGGGTGCGGCCGATTGTCGGGTAAGGCACGCTGAGCGCCAGGTTGGTGGGAAGACGGTGGGTGTCTGAGAGCCAGCGATAGAACTCACGCAGCGCCGAGACGTGGGTGCGGCGGTTGACTGGATTCACGCCCTGCTTGTGCAGCCACAGGCCGGCGAAGAGCATCAGATCATCGAAGGACACGGCGAGCGGATCGCGGCCCGCGAGGAAGGTCTCGAAGCGCGAGAGTGCAAGACGGTACAGCTCGATGGTTCGCTGCGATCGACCGCGGTTATGCCGTTTGAACTCCAGAAAGGCCTCGACCAGCCGGCTAATTTTGGCGCTCACGGGTACCCCCCAGCAGAAATACCCGCGGACCCGTGGATTCGCGTGGAAACGCGGCCAAGTCTTTGAGCCAGCGAACGATTCCAATCCACGGGTTTCCACGGGTTAGGCATTTTTCGTCGAAAAACCCGTGGTTACAATTGGGTGTCGAAATCCTGACCCGTGAATTGATGATGCGCGATTTTCCCCCTTATCTCTCTCTCTTTCTTCTTTCAAAAGAGAGAGATATATAAGGGCGCGACGCGTGGAAGCCGAAACCGTACCCGTGGAAGAAACAACGCAACCCGTGGACCGCACACACGGACCCGTGGAAAAACGACCACAACCCGTGAGTGGGTTCCGCTCGGCGATCAAGGACTTGGGATAGATTTGCCTGATGATCCACGGGTTATAGAGTGCGCGCCTGCCCTCCTGTTGGGAAAAAACCACGGCGCGGGCCCTGCCCCTCCAAGTTCTGGCGGGGTGGCGGCAGCTTTTTGTTCGAAGGGGGAACGGGGGAAACAGCATCAGGCGGGCGGGTACCGATCGCTTGCCACGGTGCGGCCGACGGTCTCCGGGGCGACGACGTACAGGCCGTATTTCTCGATCCTGGGGATCGACAGCGCCGTCATGTGGGAGACGCGCTTGCCTGGGGTGTCGGAGAACCCGCCGCCGCCGATCGTGCGCTCGACCTCGTCGCTCACCACGACGCCGGCGGCCTTCAGCTCCTTCTTGAACACCCGGTCGCTCTTCACCGGTAGCGAGTTCCACTTGTCCCGCAGGCTGCTGGTGTGTGCCAGGTGGTCCATTACGTGGCTGGTGCGCACTAGCAGGCAAGGTTCGGGCCTGTCCTCGTCGTTCTTCACGTCGCCCCACGTGTAGGGGTGGCGGAAGTTGTTCGTCGCGATCTCGCTCAAGAGCGTCTCGACGATCCACACCCACGGCTCGCGATCGCCGCTCGTGTCGGCGATGTGCCCGTTCATCTGCCCGATCAGGTCCTCGGCGAATTTGCCCTCGGCCGGATCCAGCTCCGCGAACTCGCACAGCAGCCGCCAGCCGGTCAGCACCGCGGCGTAGTTGTGCGCCATGCGCACCGCGCCGTCGTCCGCTCCGGAGGCCCTGGAAGTCTGCATGCAGCGCTCCTTCTCGCGCTCGAACAGGGCGTGCACCTGGTCGCGCTTCAGGCCGGTGAGAAACTCCAGCCACTGGCGCACCGGAAAGCGCGGCAGATCGTGCGGCAACATCTCGCCCTTCTTGCCGGTGAGCTCGGTGGCCACGAGCTTCCCGATCAGCGATCGCACCGGCACGTCCTCGCCGGCGAGCAGCACAGGCGCGCACAGCAGGAACTCAGTCAGCTCGGCGCCGCGGCGGTTCACCGTGTACTGGTAGGACTCCTGCAGCAGCGACACCGCCTTATCGATCACCATCTGGTGACGCGCCGACAGCTCTTCCCACCCGACCGGGTGCGAGGTGTGCGAGATCGAGGTCAGCAGCCGGAACTCCGTCTGCAGGTTCTGCCCGCTGAACATGGTCATGGCGAGCGAGCGCTCGAGGTGCTTGGTCAGCGTCGACTTGCCGCTCCCCTTGGCCGCCTGCATCATCATGTGCGGCCAGAACCCCAGCAGCGCCTTCAAATGCCCGCCCAGGCCCCATACGAGCACCACGGCGGCCGCGTTGCGCGTGAAGGTGCGCTGGTAGGCCTTGACCACCGCGCGCGCCTCCGCGGTCGTGCCCGACGGGAACGTGAGGTTGTGGTACGGGCATTGCTGCTCGGAGTTCGTGAAGTAGCAGTCCGGCCCCTCGTTCACGATCAGCCGGCCGTCGCGCCAGGCGAGGCCGACGAAGTTCGCCGCCTTCCGCGCGCCGATGTCCGCTGTCCTCTCGAGGATGTTCACCATGCGCCGGAACTGGCTCTGCAGGAACACCGGGCCGAAGCGGTTCCAGACGTCGATGTTGTGCAGCTTGTCGTCGTCGAGCACGCGCCGCAGCAGCTTCGGACCGTGCCGGGGTGCCTGCACGCTCACCGCGAACATCACCTTCGGCTGCGAATCCGGGTCTCCTGTCATGGTGGAGACCGCGCTCGCGATCGTCACGCGTGAGATCCCGGCTACCCGGAAGCCGGCCAGGTTCTTGAAGTCCAGGCGTTCCTCGCCGTTTTCATCCTCCTTCTTCGCCTCGACGTAGCTCATGAAGTCCGGCTTCACCCGATAGCGCCAGTACTCCGTGAAATCGTGCCAGGGCAGGTACACGCGACGCTTGCGATCGTCGTCGGCCTGCGCGGCCGGCATGCCCGGGATGAGCCACTCCTCGATCTTACGCAGTCGCTGGTGCAGCTTCACCGGCCCTTCGGCCTTGAGCACGTCGTTGACGTCGTTCACCTCCCAGGTCTCCTGGTCGACCATCAACGCCGAGATATCCAGGCCCGTGAGGATCTCGTGCAGCTCCCAGGCGGCCTCCTGGCCGGCGCAGCGGCCCTTCGCGTCGGGCTTGTCCTTGTCGAAGCACAGGATGAGCTGCTTGCCGGCGAAAAGGCGCCAGTCGATCCCCGCGATCGCCGACACCCCGCGCGTGGCGATCGCGGCCGTGTAAGGCATGTCCGCCGCCTCGACCGAGAGCGCATTGATCGGCGACTCGACCACGTACACCGTCTTCGCTTGCTCGAGCCGGCGCAGGTCGGAGAACCAGCCGAAGCCGTGCTTCTCCCCCTGGCACTGCGTCTTCACCCCGCCGTTCAGCTCCGGATTGAGATAGCGCATATCCACCGCGACCACGTGCCCCGGGTTCATCGAGCGCACGATGAACGCCGCCGCGGGCCCGCCGTGGCCAGGTTGCCCGAGCGCCACCTTGTCGCTCTCCCAGGCGTTGAATCCGACCGAGCGCTTCTGGATCGCGCGCATGACCACCGGCTCCGGGATCCCGCGGCCGACCAGGTACTCGAGCGCCCGGTCGGTCTCGTCGTAGCAGCGGTCGGCGATGTACTCCGCGCGCGTCTTCTCGCGCTTGGGCTCCCCCGGGCGCTCCCAGGCGATGCCGAGGAAATCGTGCAGCGCTCGCACCGCTTCGCCGGTGTCGCAGCCGCGCGCGTACATCACCAGGTCGATCGCGCTGCCCTTATCGCCCGAGGTGTGGTCGTTGAACAGATGGTCCCCGCGTTCGTTCTTGTAGATCGAGACCGATGGGTTCTTGTCGTCGCGGTGCGGCGAGTGGTAGTTCGCCTTCGCGCCGCCGGGGCCGCGCTTCAGGCCCAGCCAGGCGGCCAGGTCGTGCAGGTCGATGCGTGCTTTCAGTTCGTCTATTGTGGCCATTCGTGATGCTCAAGTGAAGCGGCAGCGCCTGGGCGGAGAACGTCAGAGGAGGAGGCCCATCGCTGCCCGCAGGGATTTGCCCCTCTAGCCTGCATTGGGGTCGAACAGCAGATCAGAAGCCCATGCCGTGCTGCAATTCCTCCCGTTGGGTGAGCTTGCGGAGTTCCTTGTCTCGCACCGCGGCCACGGCTCGCGCCTCGGCTTCGCGGACCGCGTTGACGGTCTTCCTGACCGCCTCTCGGCCTGGCAGCCGGCAGCCTCGGCTGAACGCCGCCCACGCGGAGCGCAGCTCGCGCCGCAGTGCCATCGGTACCATGCGCCAGTGCCGGATGCACATGAAGAACCCACGGGCGCAGGCCTCACTGCATCCATCGGCGGCGCAGGGATGGGTCTCGATCACGGGCCTTCCTGCCTGCCGATCGATGGCATCCGCAGCAGCGAGTACCTGCGGCAATCGATCGCGCCGGAGTCGTTGCGCATGGTGCTCCCCTCCCCGGGGAGCGGGATACACTTGGCCACGGCCGTGCGAAGCACCTCGAGCTCGTGCCTGCGATCGAGCTCCTGGTTGCCGAGCCAGGCGAGGACCAGCCCCATCACGATCAACGCTAAGGCCTTCACCGGACCACCTCCGCGTAGCGGATGCCGTTCTCGTTCATCACCCGCAGCACCCGCCGGCGCTGCCCGGTCATCAGCGGCACGAAGTCATAGCGCCAGCAGCCCTCGCCGAATGTCATGAGACGCCGGAACAGCGGATGCATGTCCGTCAGCAGTGCCGGCGGCATGTCCTGCGGCGCATCCAGGAGCGCCGAGATCTCCTCGACCGGTACCGGGCAGCCCGACACCACCGCCGTGCGATCGCCGTAGACCAGCACCGCCGGCACCAGCAGCAACCGGCCATTGCCGGCGGCGATGTAGTGCTCGAAAGCGCGGTACACGCGGCCATCGGCGGAGAACGAGGCGAGAAGAGAGAGCGGGAGCATGCCAGTCACGTCGGGTCCTCCCGGATGAGATCTCGGAGCGACTTCCGGCTCATGTGCATCGTGTATCCGGTGCGCTGTTCGATCTCGAGATATTTGGCGAAAAGCTCGGGGCGGTGCTTCGCTCCGTTCGCAAGGTCCTTCGCGCTGCCAAAGATGCAGAACACACAGCTGAGCCGTTCATTGCCGGCACCATAGGCCCAGTGGGGCTGCTGCCCGGCCGAGCGAATCACTCTGAAGACCTCTTCGGTTGTCAGATGATGGATGGGCAGCCACTCATACCAGTCGCGCCCTGCCACGCATCCGCGTACGTTCTTTCGAAAAGTCGGTCGCTTCGCACGGCCCGGGCTTTCTTGGGCTCTGATGCCCATGCAACTGATCACCGAGGAAAAGCCGTGCCGCTTCGCGTATCTGCGGACCTCGCGCTCGATGGGGCCTCGTTTCAGATCGCTCGTGCATTGCCGATTCGACGCGGATGGCCAGCATGGTGAGTTCGGGCCCGGTCTTACCTTGAAGCGATGCTCCACCATCTCGAAAAAGGATTTCACGGCCCGCGCCACGACAAAGTCGACGCCAGCGGCGCCAGCCTGCTCCTTGGCATGCTCGAGCGCGCCTTCCCACTCCACCTCACCAAGCGCAGCGTGAACGACGAGCAGCTGTCTGCGTGGAACCACCCTGAGCAGGCGAATGAGCATCGCCTGGCTGTCCTTGCCACCGCTGTGATTCACGGCAAACAGAGCGCCGCGGAAGACCAGCTCGGCGATGTCGCGCAACGGGCCCGACAGGTACCGTTCGTTCATACCAAGTCAGCCTCCGTGATCGCCCTGGGCATGCGCCAGATCCCCAGCATCCCCTTCATGGGGATCAGCTCCTTCGTCCGGCGAACGTGGTCCATCCGCAGGGCGAACCGGTTGGGCGAGTAGTTGCCGAACGCCCGCTCCAACCCGATCGGCTTCCATTCGTTCGTCGATCTGCAGTCCGTCAGATCGGCGATCGCGATCACCGCGCCCCGGGGAAGATCGTCCGAGTTGTTGAACCCTGCGGCGCTCAGCACGTCGCAGAACGGCCGCTCGTAGCAGAGCGCCACGCAGTCCCGCGGGAACTCCGTCGACGCATGGATCGCGAGCCAGCCGCGATAATTGCGGCGCTGGGAGCGCGTCTCGAAGCGCTTGGCGTTAATCGCCACCAGCGTCGCCCAGGGCTGCGTGAGCGAAAGCGCACGCTCGACCACGATGATGGAGCGGGAGGCAGGATTTTCGCCTGCAACCTCGGACCTGGCAGGCCCGCACTCTGGAAGTTGAGCTACTCCCGCTTTGTTCATTTCGGATACTCCGAGTGCTCGCGCCCGTCGAGCATCCGACCAGCAAGCTTCTTGCCTGCCTTGACGAACTCGGTGCCGTGCGCCTTCATGCACTTATAGCCATGGTTGTCGCTCAGCTCGATCGATTCGTCGAGCGGATACACGACGCGGCCGGGCGGCTCGGAAAGGACGTCCGTTTCGCACTCGACCCACTCGCCGTTCTGCTTGTGGAAATACGGCACGCCGGCGGCCTGGCACTGATCGCGCAGCGAGCGGAACCAATTCGGATGAGACGGCTGCGCCTTCGGCCCGCTCTCTCCCCCGTCGATGACCTGGTGTAATTGACGGCCGGTGAGCGCCTCACTGATATCGATCGGCCCGAGCAACGGCTCGAGGCTGACGATGCGCACCGCCGCCGGCGTGTCGCGCAGATAGGGCCAGCGCTCGTCGAAGGTTTCCTGATTCTCTGCGGAAATGCCTAGCCAGACGTTCGGAATCGGCCAGCCGCCAGCGAGGAGATTGGACGTCCCGTCCTGCCAAAGGCGATCGTCGTCGGTGTCGACGCATCGCGGCAGCTCGTCGAGCGCGTCATAGACCTGGTCGAAACGGTCCTCCCCAGTGGTGTCCAAGAGGAACGGCGGCATCTCGACCTTCAGAACCTTGGCACTCTCTAGCAGTCTCTCGTAGGTCTGCCGCTGGCTCGCTTCCGGCGCCGGCTGCCAGCGTTCCGAGAACCATTCGAGCATCCGGTCCGCGCGCTTGGTGAGGACCTGGAAGGTGTGCCACCTGCAGGTGCCCATGACAGCGAACACCTTGTCGATAAACTCGTCCGGGACATCCTTGTGGAACAGGTCGCTCATGCTGTCGACGAAGATCATGCGCGGCTCGCGCCAGTGCAGCGGCTTGTCGAGCAGCTCCGACACCGTGCGCACCTTGCCGGTCCACCGCGGCCCCTGCGACGTCATCCTCACCAGGCCCTGGTATGCGCCGCCCGGACCAGCCTGCCGCAGCGCCTGGCGCTCCGCGTAGCAGTTCTCGCAGCCCTTGGAGACCCGCGAACACCCGCGCACCGGGTTCCACGTCGCGTCGGTCCACTCGATTGCGGACCGATCACTCATCGATCTCTCCCCGCGCCTCACCATCCAGCGGCCGCAGCCCGAGCTGCCGCACGCGCCCCGGCTCCATCGCCCCGAGCGCCTCCCGCAGCTCCCAGGCGTTGATCGGCTGCACCTTGAGGCTCGTGGCTGTGAGGAGTGCCATCGCCTCGTCGACGAAGGAGATGGCGTAGATCGCGCCGTTGCCGTAGAGCTTCGTCAGCGCCGGGATGTCCGGCCTGCCCTCGCCCTGCGCGATCGCCGGCACGTCCACGCGCACGAACGAGCACCCGCCCATCGAATGCTCGCCGATCCGCCCGGCGATGCGCTGGTGGCCAAACAGTTCCACGATGGCCCATTGGGCCGCTTCTTTGTCGCTCATGCCCTCGCCTCCTGTCTCTCCGTGATCCGTTCGATGACGCGTATCCCCTTCTGCGCCGGCGTCTCGATTGCGCGTGGCCGCCGAGGCGCGCTCTTGTGCAGCCAATCCGGCGGTATCGCCCGTTGGAATCGCACCGTCTTCCAGTAGCGCCGCGCCCTGGCGCGGACCGAGCTGCGGTGGTATCGCCAGCCATCCCGCGACGCTCGTCGATCGAGCTCGCCGTCGTTCGCCCACCGGATCACCGTGCCGGGGGATACGCCCGCCTCGTGCGCCGCCTTGCTCAGGCGCAGCCACTGCGCGCTGAAGCACTCGCGCTTCGCAGGCCTGCGCTTGGCCTCCTTCAGCCGCTGGAACATCGGCTCGGTGATATAGGTGCGGCGCCGGTCCCACTTCGTGCGCGACACGCGGATCGTCCCGTCGCGCTTCCTTTCCTGGATCCACTCGACCGTCGTGCGCAGCTTCGCGGCCGCCTCCTCGAAGGTGTAGCCCTCGCTGGACTCGAGGCGCTTGATGACCGCCTGAACGGTCACCAAAGGGATCCCCTTGGCGCCGCGCCAGTCGACTCCCCTGAGCAACGTGCGGAATTTCGCGATGGACACGCCGACGCGTCGCGCCGCCTGCGCTTCGGTGAAACCGATCTGCTCGCGCAGCAGTGCACACTGATGCTTGGCGACGTAGGTGATGCCGCGCATCGGGCCGTTGGTTCCAACCTTCGAGAGCAGTTTTCCCTGCGCGATGAACGCGCGCAGTTGGGCGGGCGTGAACAGGTAGCGCTTTCGTGCCGTCTCGAGCGACATCCACAATTGATAGCCCCCGCCCATCGGACACTTGCGCGCCTTCCAGCGCGTCGCCTCGGTCTTCGAAACGTAGAAGCGCCAACCCGACCTGGTGGCGCCGATCATGCCGTTGTGGATCGCCCGAATCACAGCCGAAACGCTCCGGCCGCAATGCCGGGCCACTTCCGCCGGCGTCAGCCCCGGGCTCCACTTGCGCGTCAGATGCCGCTTCGCGCCGTGCGCGAGCGGCGGGTAACGCAAGGCGTAGTCCTCGTACGTGCGCGGCGCGCCCTTCGGGCCCCATATCTGCGCGCAGGTCCCGCAGGCGGCCGGGTGCTGTCGCTCCTGCAGGAGCTTCCAGGTGATGCGAAGATTGGAGGGCTCTGGCTTGCCCCACCAGGGAAGCGGGCGTCCCGCGCGCCGGTCGGCTACCAATTTGCGGGCGACCTTCGGATCGATGAACCAGGTGCCGTACTGCGTCGACTTGATGTCGAGGCCGAACGGATTGCAGCGCACGGCCGAGGGCACGTGGCCCATGCGCGCCCACTCCGAGAGCTTGTCGCTGTTGATCCCGAGCGCCGCCTTGATGGAGGTGAGCTGCACATATCCCTTCGGCGGGAAGACGCGTGTCGCCTTCCATGCGTCCCAGGCAGCGCGCGGAATGACCCACAGGCGACCGACTCGGAACGGGCGCAGCTGCTTCGCGCGAATGCACTGATAGATGACAGCGCGCGACCCGATCTCTTTTCCGGCCTGGGCGATCGTGAGCCCGCCGACGACGTCCGTGGTCACCATCCCGAGCCGGTGATTGATCCCCATCTGCACGGAATTGAGCGAGCGGCTGGCGCGAGGGTCGCCCGTGCGCTCTCGAAGACGCTGGGTCAGGATCTTCGAGATCTCCGGCTTGCCCATCCGGCCGACCAGGCTGGCCAGGAGCGCGATCTCCGGCGCTTGCCAATCGTAGGATCCGCGGTGAGACTTTCGCGGGGCCGGCCATTCGTCGTCCCGCGGCGGTCGGCCGTGCCACAAGGTGAAGAGTTCGGCGAAGCGCTTGACCTTCTTCAGCCTGGCGACGGCGCCGGTTGCACGCAGACGCTGGATAGCCTCGACGGGCTGCCCGACGACGGCCGCGAGCTCGTAGACGTGGACGCGCCAGCCGTGCTCGAGGACGAAGCGCTGCCAGTCCAACATCACCTGCGGCCCTCCAGCTCGTCGTGCAGAGCGCGCCGGCCAGAGAGCATCTGCTGCGGCGAAAGTCCAGCCACGGCCCCGAGAAGGGCCACCACGGGCTCGGTCAGTGCCTCCAGCCGCCGCTTCGGCATTTCGCGCATGGCGCGATCCCACTGGCTGAAGGTCGACGGCAGCTTCGGCTTGACGGCTTTCGCCTTCGGCGCCACGCGCTGCAAGGCTTCGGCCATAGGCATCCTGACCTTCTCGACGCCGCGCCGGCTGAAGCAAAAGAACTCCCCCGGCGCGAGCGCGGCCAAGTCGTTGAACTCGATCTTCGAAGACCGGAACTGCGGGGCGAGCGCAGCCCAGGCGGTCGGGTCCTCCTGGCAGCCGATCAGCGATAGGTTCTTGTTCGCGAAGATCGAGCGATGCAGGGACCCGGTGAAGCGGTGCGCGGTAAGAAAGAGATCCAGCGCGCGCTTCCTGCCGCGCTCGGCGAACTGGTTCACGATATCGGCGGCCTCGCCGATGTCGTTCTTCCTCTTCCTCGGCGCGCTGAACACCTGGCCCTCGTCGATCATCAGGAAAATCGGCTTGCGATGTTCCTCCGCGGCCTCGAGGATGGCGCGCCCGTAGGGAATGAACTCGCTCGCGTTTTCCGCCGCGACCACGACGAACGGCTGGTCGCGCTTTGCCAGGCGTTTGCGCAGCGCATCGACGCTGGCGACGGCTTGCCCGTACATCGATGCGATCTCGCCCTCCGGATCGATGAGCGCGCAGATCCATCCCTGCTTGGCGAGCTGCTCGGCGATGAGGAGGCCTGCGTTGGTCTTGCCGATGCCGCTCGGGCCCACGGCGACGATGCGAAGCCCGGTCGTCGCGTACTCCGACAGATCGATCGCCGTATTGCCGAAGTCGAGGATCGCGTCCGCCACTTCGGTCCGCTGGATCACGGCCCGGCTCATGATTCGTCCCTTTCCTTCGCGCGCAGCAGGACGTCCTGCAGCCGCAGCACCTGACCGGAGGAAAGCGAGAACACTGCCGCGAAGTCCTCGATGACTTGCGCGGTCACTGCGGCGAGCACGCCTTCGCGCCTGGCCTTCGCGACCAGCCTGCGCAAGCTCGCCCAGTCGTGGCCGACGGCGGGGGTTACATCCGCCGCACCGATTTCGGCGTAGAGCTGCTCGATGGTGTACCGCACCGCGTCGGGGCCGGCATCGCAAAGGAGTCGCTCGTTCAAGACGGCGAGCAACTGCAGCGCCGGCATGTAGCCGTGCACCTTGCGGATCAGCGCCTTTTCGCCCGGTGTGAACGCACGCGCTTTGGGGTCGAGCAGGCTCACCACCCGTTTCGTGGAGCGCGCCTCGATCGCTGACAACTGCTCGCGAGTGGGCAAGGAAAAAACGCTGTTTCCGGTGGCCGCGCTCACGGTTTCCACACACGCGTCCTCGAGCGCCAGAGCCGCACGTCCTCGCGCCACTGGTTCCACGCGCCCTCGCCCCAGCCCCAGGTGTAGACGCACGAAAGCAGGAACATGCCCCACTGTCCCGCCTCATAGGTGCTGTAGAGCCACAGCGGCTGCGCGACCAGGCCGACCAGCCAGCCCCACTTCGCCCGTTGGTCGGTCTTGGAGGCGAGCAGCACCGCGACGGCGCCGGTGGCGAGCATCAGCAACTGCACCAGGTGCTCGATCATGACGGCCGCCCCTTCCTCGCCTGGGCGCGCTCGGCGCGCTTGCGCAGGACCTCGGCCTTAACGGCCATCGAATACACGTGCGCGAGCGGCAGCTCGTAGACGGTGCGGGTGCGCTCCTCGCGCAAGCTGATGATGCCCGCCGGCTGCAGGGTCACCACCAGCCGCCGGCCGCGGTGATCGATCGGCTGAAGCATGCGGCGGCTGACGGGTTTTTTGAGCGGCGTCATGGCGTCACCTGCTTCGCTTCGGCGGCCGACATCCCGTCCTTGCGCGGCAGCCAGTTCTTGCCGTCCCAGCGCGCGAACTGACAAAGCGCAGTGGCGAAGTGGTGCTTGCCCTGGTGATGCCACAGCACTGGCCGCTGGCGCTCGAGCCAGCGTCGAATTATTTCCCGGCCGATCATTTCGGCTAGATGTCCGGCGTCCGCATCATCGATCGGCGCCGGATTGACCTGCGCCACGTGCCAGAGCGTGGCGATGTGCTCATCCGTGAAGTGTTCCAAGCACTCGGTGTCGATTTCCACCGTGATCGCGGTCTTCATGGCGTCACCCGCTGCCGGTCGATCGCCGCCTCCGGATCGAAGCGCTCCCGCAGCAGCCGGTAGGCTTCGCGCGCCAGGTGCTCGGGGCAATCCTCGATCCCGTCGATCCGGAGCTGCGCTTCCTGCGTGATCGTCGTGACCATCACCGGGTCCAGGGTGAGCCGCACTTCCGGCACCGCACGGCCCGCCTTCACGACCTCGACGCGCGTGACGAACGGCGCGATGTCCTTGCCATCGATCAGGATCTGGTTCGCCGCCCCCTGACGGAAGATCAGCAGCACGGCGTTCGTGCTCATGCCGCCCTCCGCTCGGTGTGGGGTGCGCACGGATCGGTGCGGCCTTCGCCCCGATCTGCGTCCATCCCGCGCAGCTCTGCGTACAACTTGCGCAGATGCCTCGGCCGCACCTTGGCCGGCCCGTCGACCTCCTCCAGGGCCCGCTGCAGGTCCTCCTTGCTTACCCGGGTGTAGACCCCCGTCGAGGCGAGGCTCGCGTGCCCCAGGGCCGCCTGGACGATCCCCAGGGGGTTCGCGGCGGTGGTCTTGCGCATCAGGTTCATCGCCCGCGTGTGGCGCAGCCAATGGGGGCTGGCGTGTTCGATGCCCGCCTCGGCGCACCAGTGCGCCATGCGCTCCTGGTAGGCGCGCACCGACAGCAGCCGGTGCTTGCGGGAGAATACGAGCGGCTTCTCCGGATACTCGCCGCCGCCCATGTCCGCGTGGATCGCGACCAGCGCCTCCAGGCACTCACGCACCGGCTGCGTCACCGGCACGCGATGATCGCGTCGCTCGCCCGCGCGGCCCTTGCGGTGCTCGGCCGGGATGAACAGCCACCCGGTCTCAAGCGCGAACCGCGCGTCCCGCAGGCACATCCGGGAGAACTCGCCAACCCTCAAGCCCGTCACCATCAACAGGCGAATCCAGGCATAGTCGCGCCGCGCAAGCACCGCAGCATGCTTCCTCAGCGTCCCCAGCAGTTGCGCCTGCTGGCGCTCGGTCAGGTAGCGCTCCATTACGACGTTCGGCTGCATGGTGTAGCTCCTCCATGACTTCGAGATCGCGATCGGTGAGCACCTGGATCGCGAGCAGGCCGAGCACGATCGCCGTGCCCCACACCCAGTCAGAAACCGTCATTGCCCCTTCCCCTCATGCGCGCGCCGCGCGGCCGCGATGCGCTCGGCCAGCGGCAGGCGCTCGCGCAGCGCGTCGTCGAGCAGCGCGCACGCCAGCCCGCGCAGCTCGGCCTCGGAAGCCGCGCCCCCCCGCAGCCGCGCCAGGCGCGCCAGGCGCGCACGCAGCTCCGGGTCCGGGCGCAGGATCATGGGCTCGCTCATGTCACCGGCCGGCGGCTTTGCGGCGCAGCGCGCGCGCATGCGCCAGGCAGCGCACGCAGGTCGCGATCGCCGGGAGTTGCATCGCCCGCTCGAAGGGCAGCGGCAGGGACACTTGGGCATAGGCCTCGCGCATGGCTTGCTCCGAGATCTCTACTCGGGGCAGGCCGAGGCCAAGGCCGAGCTGGGGGGAGCGTCCGGAGCGGGAGCGCATGCAGGGGGCCGTACCACGAAGCGCGCGGCGAGCTCGTCGCGAAAGATCAACGCGAAGTCGCGCGCGAAGCCGCCGGGCACACGGCCGGCGGGCAGGTTTTCCTGAACGGATGCGAGGCCGCGGCGAGCGAGCTTGTCGGGAACGGGCTTAGCCATCGATCAGCCCTTCCACCCGCGCGGTCGCCTCGACGATCGCCCCGATCGCATCGAGCCCCTCCTGGCGGATGCGCTCGTATTCGGCGCGGCTGAACTTGCGGTCCGAGAGCCCGTCTTCGATCGCGCGGAAGAACTCGCCCTGCTGCATGCCCACTTTCAGCACCAGCTCGAGCAGCGCCTCGTCCGACACGTGCGCGAGGTTCGGCACCTCAAAGCACACGCAGCCGAAGGTATGGTTCAGGGCCTTGAGCGTGCGCAGGTCGCGCGTCGCTGCCGTCATCTGCACGACGTCGGAGAGCGTGAGCTTGTGGTGCGCGCTCTCGTGCAGATTGAGCTTGTTGTAGAGTGTGCCCGGCGGCATCCCGAGTTTCGCGGCCAGCGCCGGCACCCCGGTCTCGCCCGTGTCCGAATCCCGATATTCGTAGGCGACGCGCCTGGCCGCCTCGAACACGTCGGTGTGAACCTCCAGCCCCTGACCGCCCATCGGTGAAGCTCCCCTCGAAATTCACCTTCACGTCGTGGGGGGCGGCGGCGATACTGCGACTGCACTGTGGCAATACCGGCCGAGCCCCACTCGTCCAGCCCGCCCGGCGCGCCAACGCCGGGCGGGGCGTTACCCTGCTTGGCGTGCCTTCGCGCTGGCATCTCCGTTCATGCCCAGGCTCTCGGAGAGGCGATGAATCAGTTCGGTGTTGCGGCTGCGGCCGTTCTTCTTCGCCTCCAGATCCAACCGCTTCAGGACCTGATGCGGGAATCGCACCCTGACGGACGGGTCTTTGGCGGTGGCAATCACGTTCACGGCGCCCTCCTGTAATACCATGAATGGCACCACTATGCCACCAGTAATACGACGCCGTCAAGCGGCACGTGGTTACACTCGTGACGCCATGCCATCACAAGCTGCCCGAAGACTGAAAGCCCGCGACATGCCGGTGTTCAACGTGCGCATGCCGCCGGATATGAAGGAAGCATTGGGCCGGGAAGCCCGGATCAACGGCCGCAGCCTGAACTCGGAGATCGTCGAACGCCTCAGGTTGAGCCTGGCGCCGCAGCCGCCTGCGGTTGGGCTGCGGTCGGAGGATTCCGCCGCCCGCCTCGATGCCTACGCGCGCAGCTCACTGACGGACCCGGAGCGGTCGATGTTGACCCTCTTTCGGCGATTCAGCCCCGAGCAACAGCTTGCATTGCTGTCCCTATTCAAATAATCCATCCAACTTCGCCGCGAGGGAGGGGAAATCATGGCGATTTCGGCAAAGGTAGCAGACCGCATTTCCACCCAGCTCAAGAGATACCAATCCATCCTGGCCGAGGCCATGGCTCGCGACATCAGCGAGTCCGACACCGTCGTCATCGTTGCTGACATGCTCGCTGACGTCCTGGGATACAAGAAGTACGTTGAGATCACCACCGAGCACGCCATCCGCGGCAGCTATGTGGATCTGGCGGTGAAGGTCGGCAACGAGGTGCGCTTTCTGATTGAGGCTAAGGCGATCGGCGGTACGCTGAAGGAAAACCATGTCAAGCAGGCGATCGACTACGGTGCCAACCATGGGGTCGAATGGGTGGTGCTTACGAACGGCGCGGTCTGGCGCATCTACAAGGTGCATTTCAAGCAGCCGATCGACAAATCACTGATCTTCGAATTCGACGCCCTGCAGTCAAACCCGAAATCCCCGAAGCTGATCGAGTGCCTGGGCAACCTCAGCCGCGAGGGCTTCGCGCAGTCGTCGATGACGGCTTTCTTTCAGCAGCGGCAGGCCACCAGCAAGTTTTCGATCGCTGCCCTGCTCCTGAGCGACGCGATCCTGGGCGCACTGCGCCGCGAGATCCGAAGGCTCAGCCCCGGCTGCAAAGTTGAGGTGGATGACCTCAAGGGGCTGCTGCAAACCGAGGTGCTCAAGCGCGACCTCTTCGACGGCGAAGAGGCGCATCAAGCGGCCGACTTCCTGAAGAAGGCGGCGCGCCTGGCGGATCGGGCCAAGGCGAAGGCCGCGTCCGAGCCCGCTCCTGGTTCGGCACTTGCCGCGTCCCTGGATGGCGCGGCATCAAATCTCCCAACGAGCTGAGCGACGCCGAGCGGGCTATGCTAACCGTGTCCCGGCTGCTCGCGCCGGAGAAGCGATTCGCACTGCTGTCTTGTCCAAGTCACCGGAAGGGGAAAACCATGCATATGAGGAACCTGATCGCAGCCGCGGGTGCAGCGCTGATGCTCACCGCCTGCGCCACGCCGACGACGGGCCGGAGAATGATTGATGCCGGGCCGCGGCCTACCGATGCACAAGCGAGCGCAGCCATCAAGAACTACCTGCAGCGCGCCTTGAGGGATCCGGACAGCCTCAAGCAATTCAAGATCCTGAGCGGCCCAACCCTCGTCACCTGGTACCGCGGCTTGCTGAACGGGGGCGGCAATGAGCAGGCGTGGCTCTACTGCTTCGAGTACAACGCTAAGAACGCCTATGGCGGATATGTTGGGCTGAAAACGGATGGCTTCGCGCTGCGCGGCTACATCGACTCCGTCGGCGTGGTGCCGGAGGTCAACTGGGCGCTGGCCGATCGGAACTGCTTCTAGCCATCAAGCGAGGCCAGCGCTCATGTTGGCCACCCCGTTTCGAGGTCGATCGCGTTGACGGCGGCAATATCGGCAGCCGCGGCAAGCTGCTCTGCCAGCGCGCGCTCTCGAGAGAAGCACGCCTGAACATGGCTGGCGACCGCCTGAGCGATCGCGGCGAGCTGCGCTGAGCTTACCTGTACCCAGCCCGAGGCCGCCTTCCAGTCGATCGGCCCCGGCACCAGCCCCTGCTGAATTGCCAGGAGCGCGCCGGCGAGCGTGTACTGCGACTCGCGATCGGTGCGGATCTGCGCGCCGGCGACGCTGATGCCGGCGGTCTCGCGGGCATAGCGGATCGCCGCGAGCTTAGCAAGCTTCGCCGCGCGGAGTTCCTCGATCGGGATCGCATCCACCGTGTAGGAGACCGCCCCGCCCTGGACGGGCAGCACAGCTCGCGGCGCCCGCTGCGTCGCCGGATCGTATGCCGGCGGCACGGCCGGCACCCAGCGCAGCCCCTTGGCCGCAGCCAGGGCCGGCGCCTCGCCATCGAACTCCTCCTTCCGCACGATATTGCCGCTGGCGTCGATCAGTGCATACGTTGTTGGCATGTCAGGCTCCCATTAGAGCGGTCGGTACGGCGATGGTCGGCTCGGTCACGTCCCACTGCGCGCCCGCGCAGAGTACCCAGTCG